TTTTTATTTTCTTTATAGATTTTACAGTTCGTTCCATGCCACCTCTTGTACATTGGGTAAGTGATTTGTTTTTGGCAGTGTTCACAAACAACTTGTTTGTGTTTCTTCCCATAACGGGGAGAGTTTTTACCTATTCTCTGAGACGCCAACTCAGAAAGATGTTTTTTGGTTTCATCTGAATGAGTTCTTCCGTAAAATGGATTATTTTCACCAGACATTTTATCACTCATCTTCTTTCTATGTTCAGGTGAAGAAACGATTTGTTTATGTTTCTCCCGAACTTCAGGGTTTGACATCGGGTTAGAAAATCCATAATGTCCTTTACCATAAAATGGATTGTTTTCACCTGAAGTAAGATGTGAGTAGTGTGATCTTATTCTATCATAAGAATTGACATTTTTACATCTAACACCATTACCATTACTACGTTTCATATTATAAAAGGCATAACACATTTTCTGCTTTAATTTTCCCTCCAACATTTTCAGAAGAAGATGGTGACAGACAAAATGTTCTCTTGGTGTTAAATATACTTTGTTTTCTGGTTCTTCTCCTCCACCTAATGATTTAGGTATAATATGATGACATTCAGTAATTTGAGGAAGTTTCCTAAGATTTGCCTTATTAATAATACGGAAATAACAATCAGTATACTTATTGGATAAAAACAAGGTTCTGGACTAAACTATTATTATTTAGTCCAGAACCAACTTTCACATAGATTTGATAGTATCTGAAGGTAATAACTCAGTAACGGATTTCCATTCATAACCATCTTCAGTATCTACTAAAAACTTATGTTCACCAGAACATCTAATAGTTTCTCCATCCTCCAATTCCAATTCATAAACATCTTTGTCGGTAAAATGGAAAGTGTGAGTAACTGATGAATAACCAAACATAGTTCTCACTTTGTCACCAACTTGAATAGATTCAATAGGAATAGAACCATTTTCTGTTTGTATCTTAGTTCCCGCAACTAAACAACCCCCACCCATTTCCTGCATAGGAACATATTGTCCAATTACGGAATATACGTGGTTAGTCACAATCATAGGAATGTTTGCTTGACCCAACTTCAAAGTTAGCATTCTGAAAGCACCCTTTACAAGTTGTGATTTGGTCATATCACGAACTTGCTTATCATCTAATGCATCTTTAATTTCTTTATCTGTAGAAAGCATACCCAAAGAGTCTAACACAAACATACAGGGTTTGCGTTCTTCTACAGGTTTCTTTAAATAAATATCAACTGCTTTTAGTGCTTTACTACGAAACTCTTCAATCGTAACTACATTAACAACGACAGTTCTTGATGTATCAACTCCACGACTTTCCAAAAGAGATTTAGTGATGGCAGCCTCAGTATCAAAATATAGACAGTAACTATCTGGATTACTATCAAGAAAATTTTTAACAACAGCGAGAGAGAAGAAAGTTTTGCCAGTAGAAGACTCCCCAGCAATGGCAGTAATCTTATTCCCAGATACACCACCAAATATACTACCTGAAACCAATGCATTAAAAATGTACGAACCTGTATCAACATAAGTCTCAGTTTCATCGATATCTGATGCGATTTTAGTATAATCTCCTCCAATTTCTTTTACAATATCTTTTAAAAAATCCATTATACGAAAAAGTCCTCCAAAGTAATTGTTTTTTCCACTCTCCAACCAATTGAATCCAAAATAACTTTCATTGGATCGAGAAATGCTTTTTCAAATTGTAACTCATAATCAATATATTTGTCGAGATTAAGTTCTTTTGGAAAATCTTGAATAAATGAAATTACATTTTCACCTATTGGATTTGGAACTTTCAAATAACAAAACTTAATTTTTTCTCCATTTTGTATAGATGCATACTTCTTGTCTAATTTTTTTTGTTTAATTAAGTAATTATATATAAGTGCTCCTCTAGCGTGAATTGGTGTTCCTTTTCCATAAATTGTAGAAGACGATTTATGCTTAGAAACATCAGAAACTGTACGGGGAAATGAAATTTCTTCAGGAGAAAGACTATTAAAAATTGCTCTACAATTATCTATGTAAGAAATTACTTCATCTTCAGTTTTACTCATTACAATTTCCAATCCATCTTTAATCATCTTACGACAAGGTGCTGGAGTAGAAGATTTAACAGCTTCGATACCCATAATTTTAAGTTTAGGACTTTCATATCTAACGCCTTCACTATCCCACACATTAAGAATATAACGCTTCTTTGCAGTCCAAATACCACTATCAGCAATATTCTCTCTTTTCATTTGCATTTTTTGTTCATATGCCGAAACATACTCTGCAAGTTCCTGATAACTAGCGTCGATAAACGGTTCCAATTTATCTTTGCAGATCTTATCAAGTATATCCACAATTGCTGCTTTATTGTCAGATTTATTACTAAAAAATTTAGTAACAAGAGGTCCAAGATTAAGATAAATTGAATCAGTGTCAGATGCAATGACATAATCTACATCTTTTGTTTTTAAAAGATTATTTAGATAATCATTCATTTTGTTTTCAATCCATCTAATAGATACTTGTCCAGATAATGTAATTGCTTCTGCATTTGCAAGTTTGTAGTATCTAAAATATTGATTGCCAATAGCACCATAAGCAGAATTCAAAGAAATCTTTTTTGCCATCTGAATATTATTACATCTAGCAATTTCCTTTTCTAGTGCTTTGGTGGGAGTCTTCTCGTATTTTTGCTTTGCTTCAAGCATTTTCTTCTTAAAGATTTTACGTTCCCCATACATCTTTTCCATTAATTCTGGAAGAAATCCACGAACATCTTTACGATACATTGCCCCATTAGGACATACTGCGTATTCCTTATATTCACTAAAATCAATTTGATTGTTAAGAATTTTTTCTACAGAAACAGATGGATGTTTATTTTCCATCAATGTTTCTGGAGAGACATTATACATCATAATCAAATGTGGATATAGAGAATTAAGATCAAAACTTACAACATACTCATATTTTCCAGGTATAGGTTCTTTTACATAAGCACCAGCATACTTATCATTTTTTATGGACCTATCTTTTTTTGGAATTACAATATTTTTTTTCTTTAAGTAATTAAAAATAATACAATCCCACATACGAACCTGATAAAAAACATCTTCATAATTAACTTTAGCATCATACGCCATAGTAAAACAAAGTTCTATTAACTTCATTTTATCTTCAAGTCTATCTACAAGCTCTACGTCTTTTATGTTATAGTCTATAAATTTTTGCCAGTTTTGCGTATAAAAGTCTTTAAATGTTTCATATTCAGAGTGGTCAAGTTTTTTCTCTCCAAGTTCAACAAAAGCAATATGATCAAGACGATAACTTTCTTGATTTGTGTAAGTAAATTTCTTATACAAATCCAAATAATCAATCACAGATATTCCTGCTATTTTATAAGAAATTTGATTTCTTCCAGCTATGACCATTTCTTTTTTGAAAATGCTTCTCCAAGGAGACAAACGATAAGCTTCTTTTTCACCAAGAACTCTTTCTATCCTCCCAGCAATATATGGTATATCGTAAAGTTCGCAGTTCCATCCAGTAACAACATCTGGAGTATATTCTTCCCAAAAAGAGAGGAACTTATGTATTAAATCAATTTCATCTGAACATTGATAATATGCAACATCTTTACGAGTATTGTTATATGGTCTAGATCCAAAGCAAACAATTCTTTTTGTCGCATAATTCTGAATGGTAATAGCTAAGAGTTCTTCTGCACAGTCAAAAACATTAGGAAATCCACCTTCAGATGCAACCTCAATATCAATAGTAACTAATCTTATTTTATTAATATCAAATTTTATTTCATCTTCTGGATATTTTTCAGAAATGTATTGTGCTTTGTAGTTATCATTACCATAAATTGGAAATCCATCAACAAATTCATATTTTTTAAAAAATTCTTTGCAGTCTGATATTTTTCCAGGTTTTATTGGCTCTACATTTTTTCCATCCAATGTTTTATATTTACTTTCTTTTTTAGTTGGAACATAAAGTGTTGGAGAGTATTCTTCCTCTAATGAAAAATACTCTCCATTTTCATACCCTCTAACAAATATTTTATTAAATTTTTCATAAACATTGGTATAAAATCTCATTTAATCAATTTCAAATATTCATCTAAAAGATTTTTACTTGGTTCAGTAATTGTAAGAATTTTATCTGACATAATCATAAATTCGCTCTCGTCAGTATATTCTCTTATCCATTTTTTCATTTCATAATTTCCAGATCCAGATACAGATAATACTTCATATGGATTTGTAATTCTACAATCAGGTTGCCCAATATCTGCAACAACTTCAGAAATTTCTCCAACTAAAATTTTATTATTAGTCAATAAAATTACTTGAATTGTCGGTTCCTCGATCATCTGGTCTATAGACATTGTGGTTTCTTCCATTTATTTTTTCCTCATAAGATTTTTTAATAGAATCAATTGGTTCTGTAATTGCAACAATCCAATCTTTATCAACAATGACATCATCATCTTTTGATAATGATATCCATTTATAGAAAATAACCTCGTGCTTTGTATTTTCTTTTTCTTCCAAGAGAACTTCTGATTTTTTAATTTTTAGACAATAAGGATCTTTAAAAAGATAAGAAACAAGATTATCTTCGGAATCTCTAAATTCTTTTACATCAGAAATTACTTCTTCACCAGACTTTAATAAAATAAGTTTTACCGTCATTTTTAATAAATATTTTCCCTCTTATATTATAAGACATAAAAAGAGGGGAGTCAATGGTTTTTGCCATTCTCCCCTTTGCGGCGACGATACTTAGTTATTTAGAGATAATCTTTCCTTTTATGTTTTTCTGGAATAACCTTACCAAGAACAATTGTCAAAAGCCCATCCTCAAAATCAACTGATCTAACTTCCGTTTCATCAGAGAGTGTCCAAGTACGTGTAAATGACCGTTGAGCAAGACCTTTATGTAAGTAGTCAGTTTCGGTTTCTTTGTCTTCTTTTTGTCCTTCCACAAAGAGTTTTCCGTCTTGAGTATAGACAAAGACTTCTTTCTTTTTGAATCCTGCAAGTGCAATTTCTAAACGAGATTCTACATTACTTACTTGTACAAGATTGTATGGAGGATAATTAGAAGTTGTTTCGTGAATATTAAATAAACGATCAAAATAATCTTCCATTCCAATACCATTACGAACAATTTTATCCATAAGGTCAGGAAGTTCTCTATGAGAATATCTTGTGAGATTAGTCATTTTGCTTCTCCTTTGTAAGCGAGATTTGATTAATAATGAACCCTTTCGGCATCCATCATTAATTATATATCAATCAATAAAATTTAGTAAAGTTCGGCATTCTCTACTTATTAACTTTCTTTTTGGATTTCTTTTTTTCCAATGTTATATTTTGTTTCTAAAACCCAATCATTTTTTTCTTTATAAGACAATACTTTTATTTGATTTAATGGAGCTATATCAGTAATTTTATCTGGAGAAACAACACTAATAAGACCCCAATCAGAAATTAACTGAATGATTCTATTTCTTCTTTGAATGTCATTAAGTGTAAGATTTGCGTGTTTTCCATCTAAAGCAAATAATTCTTTAAAATGGACAAGATAGTATTTTCCCCTTTTGTGTAAAATATGACAGGATTGATATATTTTCTTTTCCTTTCTTGAAGCAACTCCAATTCTAGTTAATGTTTCACGAACTTTAAGAAAATCATCAGGTTCATTTAAAATCACTTCAACCATTTGCTCTGGTGTCCATTTAATTTCAGGTTCTTTAATTGTACTCATTTTTGTCCTCCGACATCAAATTTAGATTTAATAAAATTAAGTTGTTCTTTTGTAAGAATTTTCAGAGCTTGTTTTGCCTTTTCATTATTATAACCATAATATTTTTTGACATAATCAAGATCTTTAATTGACTCTTGACGAATCCAAGGAGAAAATCTTTTTCTTTTTCGCAAACTATTTATAAAGAAATCATATTGCATCTTTTTTGGTAAAAAATAAAACATATTCATTTCATTTGCAAACATAATTGCATCAATATGTCCAGAAAGACAACGATTAATAATATACGGAGGATAATTTTTTTCTGATGAGGGATTTTCATTAATTAAATTTTTTTTTGTGTTATTGATTGAATTTAACCAATCTTTCAATTCATACATCATAATTCAAAAGTAAAAGTTCCTTTCTTTCTTGTTGATTTCTCATGTAATCCCCAACTGATCTCATTGTGTATGTGTGAGTATATTCATATGCTTTCCACTTATCTAAAGAAAATCTATTTTTTACCAATTGATTTGAATTATAACTAATCATCATATTCAATTCAGACAAGTTACAATTTTCAGAAAATTTATCGTGATCAAAATGTTTATGCATTTCTCCATTTTTTCCATAGAGATTATCCTTAATGTCGTATGGAGGATCCAAATAAATAAAAGAATTATTAAAGCAATTTTTTAAAACATCTTCATAAGAAGTACAAGATATTTCCCAATTACTAATAATGTTTGAATATTCTGAAAGAAATCCTATAGATCTTTCGGTAAAATTATGATCTGATGCTTGCGAAGAAAAACTTGATGCTTCAGTAAGTCCAGAAAAAGAACACTTATTAACTACATAAAAAGCAATTGCTCTTTCAAAATCATTTTGATTAGCATCATTAATAACAAGTTTTGCATCATTAAAAATAACTTTTGCTTTATCGGGTGTTGAATTTTTTTGTTTAAGATCTAAAATTTTAGATGATAGTTCTTTACCATTACATTGAAGTACTTTCCAAAAATTTATTAAGGGTTTATATAAATCACTTACTTTTATTTTTAAGTTTGGATAATTTTGAGATATAAAAATTGAAACACTTCCACCACCCAAAAAAGGTTCATAAAAATACTCACAGTTATCAAGATTTGGAAAATACTTACTCATTTTTAATATTGCTCTTGTTTTACCTCCAGCATATCTCAGAGGAGTTTTAAGTTTGCTCATAATCAGATTTATTATATTTTAAGTATTCAAGAAAAGTCATTTTCATTTCTTTTTGAGTCATCCCACAATGAAAAGCAGCTTCTGGGAGATTCATAGTTGCTCTAAAAAGACCTTCATTTGCTTCTTTAACGTTTTCTGGAGTTGTTCTTTTTTTATTAAGTTTTAGTTTTTCGTAATTTGGTCTAATCATTTAAATTTACACTCAACCATTAACTCTGTTAATGCTGCTAAGAGGTTAATTTCTTGATCACAAACAAATGCAGACTGATATTGATATTTTGCAATAATCAAAACACAAGCAGCAATGCTTGGTCCATCCAAATATTTGTAAAGAGAATCATAAACCAACCTTAACATTTTTTCTGGGTCATTATCAATATTAGATGCTACCCAACTTCTAACTTCTGAAAAGTTTTTATCTTTAAGATTTTTAATTAAAGGCTCAATCCTAATATCAGAAATAGTAGAAAGAATACCAGTATCAATCTTACCAATAGTAGAATAGTGTTGTAAAACATTTAATAAACTTCTAATATCAGGAAAATGGTTTTTAACTAATTCAAGAATTACTTTTTTTTCATAATCTACTTTTTCTTGATCTAATATATAACAAACTCTTTTAAAAATATCCGACATCATTTGAGGTTTTTCTTCTTTTGAAATCGGAGTATATTTTAAAACAGCACATCTAGACTTAATTGGATCAATAATTTTATTAAGATTATTGCAAGTAAAAATAAAACAAACATTTTTATGAAGTTGCTCTATAACTCCACGAAGACAAAGCATTACATCATTTGTTGTTCCATCAAACTCATCAAAGAATATAACTTTCTTTTTATCACTAAACATTGAAACAGTTGTTCCAAAATTAATAACTTGATTACGAATAGTATCAAGATATCTACCCTCGGAAGAACCATTAAGGAACAAAACATCTTGTTTGGTAATATTACATAATGTTTTAATTGTTTGTGTTTTACCGCATCCTTGGCTTCCTTGAAGGATCAAATTTTGATTGAGTTGTCCATCTCTTTCAACCTTGAGAAAAAATTCTTTAATGTTTTTATTTAATACCAAATCTTCAACAGATTTTGGTGCCCACTCCTCTACCCATAAAAAAGGCTTATTTTCAGTAATTTCCATAGCAAAGTAAATATAATTTTATTATTATGAAACAAATAACAATATCAAATAGTTGAATCTGGCTCCATTGGAATAAAATAGTTTAATTTGTAATTTTCGTTTGTAAATTGAGAAATCAACTTTGAAGACATTACAACATCATAAGAAGAAGGAATAATTTTCAAATTTTCAACTTTAAAATTGAAAATAAAATCTCTATCAGTTTCTCCTACATCAATTGAATATTCAGTAGATGAGTCATTCTTTTTATCACGAACAACCAAACGAATTGTTCCATTCTCACCAATAGCAGAAAAATCGTCTAATTGATATACCGCTGCAGCTTTTTTAATTTTATCTAATTGTGAGTGTTCAAGTTGAAAACAAATATCTTTACTTGGAAGTGAAATTTCTTTATCGGGTGGAGAAACAATAACTTCAGGATCTGCAAAGAAATATTTTACTTTTCTTTTTCCTTCTCTAATAATTACATACTTATCGTTATCAAAATCTAAATCTGGATCTTGATGAAGAGAAAGACCATTTAAAAATTGATTCAAATCATAAACAGCAAAATCTTTTGGGAAATACTCATCAACTTCTGCTTCTGCAAGAATAGTCTTCATTATAGACATTGTACGAATTTTATTTCCAGATTTAACCAAAATTGACTGATTAATACTAGAAAAGTTTTTTAAAATGGAAAGTGTTTTATCAGAAAGTTTCATAGGGGTTCTTAGTTTCATTACAAAGTCCAGCAAAATGGTAAAGAAGAATACAATAATGGATTGCCTTCAGAATGTCCATCTTTGATTTACCATTCTTCTTCCCAAAACGAGAAAGATATTTAATTGCATTACTGCGACAAAATGGTTCTGCATCGCCAATACTCTCAATCAGATCAAGAGTTTGAGTTTTAGATTCTTGAGAAGTATAATGAGATTTATAAGTACTTCCAAGATATTCTTTGATTTCTTTTAGGATTTTATCTTCATTATATTTCCAAAATCCATTTTGATTTGTTATTTCATATTTTTTTGAAATATTTTTTTTATCTATATTGATCATATCATTCTCATTTACAGAGAATGTATATTCTACTCCGCTATAAGGATATTCATCCATTTTAATCAAAAACAATAAACTCTCAAAACTAGAATAGCATCTTTCAGCAAAAAGGTCAAGATATAATTTTACTAAAACCTTTAACTTTTTTAAATTGTATAACGGAATCAAATTTATCAGTCAATTCATCAACTTTGTGAGATATTACAAATACATTAGAATCCTTTACTACATATTTTATAATTTTAGTAAAATAATCAGTCCCACTCATATCAAGAGAACTATCAAAAACTTCATCCATAATTAAAAGATTTGTATTGATAGAATTTTTCATTTTTGCAATTTCTCTCCAAGTAAAAAGTATTGCAAGATTAATTCTCATTTTCTCACCCTCACTAAAACTATCATAACTAAAGTCATCGTGCATTGGAGATTTTATATTTTCTTTAAACTCTTCATCAAAGGTAAAATTAATATAAAAATCCATCATTTGCAAATACTTATTGACCTGCTGATTCATTAATGGAATATATTTTTTAATTATCTTTGCCTTAACTCCACCATCTTTCATTAAAAATTGAGAAAAATCCAAGTAATTAATTGCTTCTTTATATTTTGATTTTTTCTTAAATAGAAGTTCTTTTTCTTTTTTTAATTTTTCTAAATTTTCGTGTTCAATATTTTTATTTTTAAGTTTTTCGGAAGTCTTTTGAATTTCATATTCAAGTTCTTTGATATGTCTTTGGCTAAATGATATTTTAGTATTGTTTTGAGCAATTTCATTACTTATTTTTATAATAGTATCAGAGAGGTTTAAAAACTTTTTTTGATTTTTTTCTTCTTCTATAATCGTTGTTTCTATATCCCGAATTCCATTTTCAAATTCATTCTTTTTAACATTAAGTTCTTCAATTTTATTTAATTTAGTTTTTTCATCAATATTTTGGGTGCAAGTAGGGCAAACCGTATTATTGGCAAAAAAATTACATTGCTCTGATACTTGTGATGCTTTTTGTGTAATTTTTCCCTTCAGATTATTTAACTTTTTAAGTTTATTTGATGCGTCAGAAATTTTCTTTTGTTCTTCTGTTATATTTTTAATATTTTCATCCAAGTCTAAATTAATATTAATGAATGAATCAATTTCATCTAATAATGTTTTAATTTTTTTGTTATTTTGATCTATATCATTTTTGCCTCGTTTTTCCAATTCTTCAATGAATTTTTCTTGCATTGAAATTTTTTCTTCAATTGAGGTATCAATAATTTCTAATTCTTTTATCTTTTCATTTACCTTCTTAATTTTTTCCTTTAATATAACATTCATTGAAGAAAAGATTTTAATATCCAATAAATCTTCAACAACTTCTCTTCTATGAGAAGTTGATAATTGCATAAATGGAACAAAAGATGCACTTCCCAAAATAACAATTTGAGTGAATGATCGGTAGTTAAGTTTAAGTACTATATCTTCAAGATATTTTTGTTGATCCATTGATGAAGCACTTTGATTTTGAAGGACACCATCAATCCATATCTCAAAGATAGTTGGTTTAATACCACGAATAACTTTATATTCTTTATTTGATATTGAAAACTCAACTTCTACTACACAATCTTTTTCATTAATAGTATTAACTAATTGGGATTTGTTAATTTTACGAAATGCTTTATTAAATAAAACAAAACATAATGCATCAAGTAAAGTGCTTTTACCAGATCCATTGTGACCAACAATTAATGTATTTTCGCTTACATTCAAGAAAATTTCCGTTGGAGTATTTCCAGAAGATAAAAAGTTACGATAAGCTATTCGTTTGAATAAAATCATATTCTCTAGGAGGTATTACAAGTTCATCTTGATTAATTATAACATAATGATATCCATACATTTCACAAGTCTTTATTGCAACTTCATCTTCAACCTCTACAACCGACATTAAAGGATAATCTTCTGCTTCTAATAGTCCAGCATACCTTACAGCATCATCCTCCTCTTCAAATAGATACAAAGCTTTCTCTCCGTCCGCATCTGTTACTGCATAAGCACCTTCCTCTTCCTTTCCTTTTATTGCAAGTATATACATTATCCCAATTCTAAAGCTTCTTTATAAACTTCTCTAAGTACTTTTTTTACCATATCTTTATTTAGATCAAAATCAGATTCTTCTACATATTTATCTAAAATAGAAATAGTGTCCTCTGATGTGATTTCACTAACATCCACCGTACCATCATCAATATCAATAACTTCAACCACCTTTAAATCCAAAGGTCCAATCTTTAAAAGATCATCAATAAACTTATCAAATAAAATTTGTTTTGTTTTTTTATGAACAACTACTTTAATAATTTTTCCCCGAACATAAGAATAATCAACACCAAATACTTTATCTTCATCATAATATATTTTTTCAAACATATTAAAATAATTTTTAAAGTATTCTAACTCATAAGTTGAAGTGTCAAATATATGAAACCCTCTAGTATCATTAACATCATTCCAAAACATTTGATATGGGTTTCCAAGATAATGAATAGATCCGATATTGCTCTTTGTATGATAATGTCCAGAAAATACTCTATCAAATTTTTTAAGCCCAGAAGGATCCATTCCTTCGATTTGGATGTGTCCTGGATAAGCAGCAAACCCAGAAAGCTCTAAATGTCCAAAAACAACCTTTGCTTGTGAGTTTTTAATTAAATTGTCTATTTCTTTTTGGTTATCTTCACATATCCAAGGTAACATTAAAGTATCTAAACCATCAATACATATTTCTTTTGGTTTGGATATTGGTATTACATTCTTATATTCTTGAAGTAATAAATCTACAGAATTGATGAAATTTGTATTTTTATGATATGCATCGTGATTTCCAACTATATTATAAACAGTAATTCCCAATTCATTAAATTTATCATATACATTTCTTTGCGCCCATTCAAGAGCCCAATAGTCAATACCTTTTCTATTATCAAAAGCATCTCCAAGATGAATAACAGTTTCAATATTTCTTTCTTCTAAAATAGGAAAAAATATTTCACTGTAAAACTTTGCAAAATATTCGTGAAAAGATTTATTAGCTTTTTTAAAATTATAATGAGTATCTGTAATTAACCCAAGTTTCATTGATAAAGTTTAATATGAACGTTTTCTTTGATTGTATTATAGTCAGAATTAAATCCACTTTCATCAGAAGAAAAAACTTCTTCAAAACCACTACGCTCAATAATTTTTTCTTTTATCTCCATCTGTCTTTTCTCTCTTTGTATTCTACGCAAAAATGCATAATAAACAATTTGAGTAAAGTATGCAAAAGGATTTGTTCTATTTACATCAAACCTATCTATGTATTGAACACAATTTTCAACACCGTCGCTAATCATATCTTCCCTAAACATATAATTAACAAAATTTGGTCTATATGAAAGGTGTGTAGCAATTTTTAAAAAACAATCACCAAGATAGTTAGTAATTCTTGGTTTTTTCTCTCCTTTTTCTTTTGCTCTATCAACTTTCTTTTTATATGCAACTAATGCATCGTGAAAATCTTTATTATTTACATAATGTGGATTCTTTTTTGATTTACTCATCTTTTATATTTTACTTTGTTAAGATTATACCACATAAATTAAATACTTGACAAGTCCTCAAATAATGACTAAAATAACTCTGTGGGTTTTCAAGATATATTTTAGGAACTAGAGTTATAGAGCTTTTCTAAAATATCTCTTGCTTTAGATACTGAAGAAATGTATCCCATATCAGGGTTCAATTCAGATTTAGTTGTAACTCTATCTTTTTCTCTAAGATATTTATTATAAAGATTTATTAATATAGGCTCATCAACTTCTGTTATTGTTACAATTTTATCCATATCTAAAATAAAAATGGATTCAGTAGAAAATTTAAACCAAGGTTCAAATCTAAGTGCAGTTTTTTTAAACTCTTTTATACTTATTTCTTCAATTACTACAGGATTTTCAATCATTAAAACATTACTGTCATTCTCATCATAAGAACAGACTTTTGAAAATATTTCTTCACCAGAAATTATTTTTATTGATGCATAAAAATCTTTTTCCATTTTATTCTTTAAAATTTATTTGAATAATATCATAATTAAAATTTTCTTCATTATATATTTTTATTCTTTCTATTAAATGATTAAGAGTATAATTTTTTCTAGATTTATATGTAATATCATCTGCTATATCATACAATACTGCTTTTGTTTTATCTTTTCCTTTTCTAAGAACTCTACCAATAGATTGAAGATTTCTAATTTTTGATTTAGATGGAGAAGCGAAGATTACATTATGTAAGTTTTTAATATTAATACCTGTGGAAAAAGTTCCATAAGATGCAACAATAATTGCATTATTTTCTTTTTCTGTAATTTCTCTTACTTTTTCTCTTTCTTCTGTTTTTACACCACCATAGACAAAAAATACTTTTCTTTTGTCTTCAACTGAATTATTTATAAGTTCATATAGTGGATATCCGTGAGACTCTACTCTATTAAACAATACCAAACTATTTCCTTTTAAATCTATAACTAAATTTTTTATAAATTTATTTCTTTTATTATGATTGATTAGATATTGTATTTCTTCTTCATATTCATCAAATTTATGTTCATTATGTTTAAGAAGTAAAATTTTTATATTTAATTTTGATAAATGACCTTTATCAATTAATTCTTTTGTTTGGGTTACTTTATATGATGGGCCAAAAAGACCTTCAAGCACCCATTTATGCGTCTGTGACCCGTCTAAAGTTCCAGTAAATCCATAACGGTACTTTGTACTATGTAGCTTGGTCATAATCCCTATTAAGGACTTTGACTTAAACTGATGCGCTTCATCCCCAATTACAACATCATAATCTTCAAAAAAACTTTTGTTTAAGTTATAAATTGACTGCCAAGTTGTAATTACTACATTTTTATTTGTTTCTTTATCCTTTCCTGAATATATTTTATGACAATAAAAATCAGAGTCCCATCCATAGTCTTCAAAGTCTTTGTACATTTGCTCTACAAGAGAGGTTGTTGGTACTACTAAAAGTATTTTTTTATCCTTTTCTGTAAAATATCGTACTATAGTATAAATCATCAAAGATTTGCCAGAAGCAGTGGGAGATATTAAAAGTTTTCTGTTATACTTTAATGCATCATAAACTGCATTTAATTGATAATCTCTTGGTTCATATTTGCATATTCTTTTCATATAATCTGAAACACCTTCAAATGAAATTAGTTCATTTTGTTCAAAAGGATCTCCATAAAACTTATTATGTTTAAACTCAACTGTATAGTTTGCTTTTTTCGCCCAAGATATGATTTTATCTAAAAGACCAACATATATTTCTCCATTATAGTTACTATAAAGTCTTATCTTTCCGTCCCAATATTTGTTTCTGTATTGAGGCATAAACTTTGCACCAGGAACCTCAAAAGTAAAATATTCAGACAACTCTTGGTGAATATGTGGCTCAGTTTGAACTTTTAAATAGACTTCGTTTTTCTTTTGTATAGTAATATCAGCCATAACCAGCAGTAAATTTTATAAACTCAATTGAGTTTTTTATTTGATATGTTCTGTTTAATATTGTTTTTAAAATACTATCAAGATAATTTAACATAGTTTGATAATATTCAAGTTTAGATAGAGACTTGATAATTTCTTCGTCTGCATCCATATACTTATCTATGTCTTGTCTTAATACCTTATAATCAAAAGGATTTTCTTTATATACTTCTGGATCCGATTTTCCAGAATAATATAACCATTTTTCTTTTTTTAATATATTAAATTTATTTTCTTCTACTTTTTTTAGTAATAAGATATTGTTATAAATTTTATAATATTTTGAGTGAAGAACTGGTATTTTAATTGACTCTTTATGCAAGTTGTCTTGGTCAATTATTGAGTCCTTTTCCCATAATGATTGTATTTCGTCAAGATTCATAATTAATAAACTTCTATATCATAAATTGTATATTTAAAAGTGATATTAGCAGTTACATAAGTTATATCTTCCTCTTTTGCATTAAATCTTACTGGAGATAAACTTATAGGGAAAACATCTTTAAAGTTAATTTTTGATATAATATTAAAATTACTATTGTATATTAATAAAGAAGCATCAGAATATTCATTGTATGGATTTCTAGAATCATTATCTGGATAATATTCATCATCTTTTTTTAAATCCATAAATTCTTGAACACTATATGGAAATCCAAGACCTCTTATCCAATTATGAACTTCTATATAGTTTTCTAAATTTTCATCAACAAAAAACTCAAGAGAAAGATCTTCATATGTAATATTATCACCAGGAACTGGAATACTTTTTAAATAAGAAGGTTGAGCAGAAATACCCAAATTAATTCCAGGTATCTCAGCAGAGTTTGAAAAAAATTCAACCTTTGGTATTTTTGTAATTAAAAATTTAAATCCTACTGGAGAAAGATAATTTCTATTTGATAATTGTTTTGACCAAGGTGAATTGCTCGCCATTGTGGTTTTATTTTTATTTATTACAAAAAAAGACCCCATTTGGGGTCTTTTATAATGAGTTGTAACCCTAAATCACATTAGGTTATCAACACGAACTCTTCTGTAATAACGGTTTGCATTGATGCGAAGACCGCCAGAACCTTGAGCAGTACCTTCAGCAAATGGATTAGCTACCATTCCGTAGCGAGTCTTAAATCCAATTTTTGGCTGGAAGGTGTTCTCACCAACGGCACGAACCATTTGGAGAGGAACATAGGGGCAGTAGAAGATACCTGCGTCATAAGGTGAAGAACCTTTATAACCAACAACGTAATACTGGTTAGCAGATACGTTAGCAGAATAAGGATCGATATAAACACGATACTTACCTTGGAGAACACCAGCAAAGGTATTTCCAGTATCATCAACGTTAAGGTTAGCATTAAGTGCAGGGGTATAATCCAAAACTCCAGCCATTGTTAGTGCAGAAGCAACATCAGCGGAGCAAAGGATCATATTGCCCTTCCCTCTACGAGTTCTTTGTGCGATTGCGTTAGCATCACGCTCGATTTGGAAAAGAAGACCTTTGAACTTCTCAACAGACCAACGACCATTAGAATCAATATCAAGGTCAAAAATACCAGAAGTTGCAGTGTTAGCAGTAGCACCTTGCTCAGCAACCTTATAGATGGTTCTGATTACTTCACGGTTAATCTCAGCAAGAATCTCTGTAGAGAGAATATTTGCGAGTTCAGCTTCAGCATTTAGACCGTGAATTGCCTTAAGGTCCTGTGCAAGTTCTAAACTGTATTCTGCTTTGAGTGCTCTAGACTTTGCAGTTACAGTAACTTTCTCAATTGAGAAAGCCATCTCGTTGAATTGATCACCTGTACCAGATCCGAGATTCTCGGCATCTCCAGTAACCATACCCTGACCGACATTATATCCGGTAGAGGATGCAGTACCAACAGGATTAAGAAGACCAGGATTACTTCCAGACTGTGAAGTTGTACCCATACCAGCAGCGGTATCGGTAAATCCTGCAGTTTCATCGCGTCCAGAGTCTTGTCCAGAGAATGCACTATCTGCTTCGTCGAATAGTGCTTCAGTTCCACTCTGATTGGTGTAGCGAGAGCGCATTGCGAAGATAAGTCCAGTAGGACCATTCATTGGTTGAACACCAGCAAGGTCATATGCGACCAAGTTGGGCATTGAACGTCTAATTAGGGAAATTAGAACGGGATCAAAACCAGCAACTGGACCAGTAGCAGTTGCAGAACCACTGAAACCACCAGAAGCACCAGAAGCGTTAGCAGCGTTGGTTGGTGTTTCAGAAAGAAACTGACTTTCTTCTCTTAAAAACTTTTCTTGATTTTCTAGCAGGACGGCAGTCACCATTCTACGATGGGAATCTTTAATGTTATCAAGACCCTCGTAGTCTAGAAGTGGTGCCCACTTTTCCTGCAGATGCTCTGCATTGAACATTTGCATTTGAATTACCTCTTTTGAAATTGTTAGTTTGATTTATAACGTAAAAATCACTTATTAGAAACTCTTCTTAGACTTTGAAGATAAGTACTCATTACTCCAGAAACTTCTTCCTGGATGTTTTGTCCTTCAAGAGGAGTCTCAGAAAAATCTCTTGGAGATTTAGTATTTTTGGGGAAATAAGATTCCCTCAGGGTTACTAGCTTCTCACGATAGTCTTCTTCACCATCAAACTCAACATTTTCAACAAGAGAAGCAAGTTTATCTTTCTGTGAAAGTGCTAAACCTTCAGTTACTTCTGAAAAAATTACATCAGAAACTGATTCTGCTAATCTTCTATTTAGAGCAATATTTTTGTCAATTTGCTCGTTGAGTTTAGTCTCCATATCATCAAGTTTTTCTACCATACTTTCAAGTACATCATATTTATCTTCAGGGATTGATACATAATGTGCTTCAAAAAGATCCTTCATTCCTGAGAGGAAGGATTCAGTCATTTCAGACTTAAGACCTTGCTCTACAACTAGAGCATTTTCATTTAACCATTCTTCAGAAACATATTCTAAGTAAGAATCAACTCTTTCAACAAGTTGTTCTTTCATTGCTTCAACTTCTTCTAGAAGTTGTTGCTCATAATGCCTTTCTAGAGATTCGTGAATTTCTTCAATTTTTGCATTAATTGCAGTTTCAAAAATTAATTTTGCCTTTTCTTTAAACTCTTCAGAAAGATCTTCACCTTCAAGAAGAGCATTTACATCTTCTTCGATATTTAAGTTTAAATTATTTTCTTCTTCTACAAATTCATCTTCACCTTCTGCTTCATCTTCTTCATCATATTCTTCATCATATTCTTCTTCTGCTTCTTCTCCTAATTTGTTTCTTTCTGCTGCAGCAGACATTCTATCTTTAAGAGATTTTTTCTGACTATCTTTTTCTGCTTTTCTTTTTGCTCTTTGCTTTTCTAATGCAGATCTAAACTCATCCTCTTCATTTACTTCTTCTACTTCTTCATCTTCAACTTCTTCTTTCATTTTTTTCATTGCATCTGCTGCAGATGCATTTTTATTTACAACATCTTTAACTTGCTTAAGTGTTGCAGATGGTTCCTTTAATTTTGCAGAATCATCATCAGAACGATAATTTTCGGGAGTAGGCCCGCCCAAGTCTTCCCAACTACCAGTTTGACCTGGAGTTGAAACACCAGAGGCATTTCCAGTTTGCATTGGATCTGCTGCAGATGCATTAGCATTTACTGCAGTTTTAGATTGTGTAGTGCCTACTTCCATTTCTTGTAAATTTTTACCACGGGACATTTGTACTCTCCGATTTATCTTTATTAAATCTATATTTATTTATAATTTAGAGATTTGAAAGAAAATTTTGAAAAAGATTTAGTTTATGCTCTTCGAGCATTTTTTGATCAACTAATGTATTTATTCTTTTATATGTTTTATCTACTAATTGCTCAGTAAGTTCTCCATTTACGAAAACCCACTCTTTACCTTCCATAATCCCTTGAACAAAGGCATCGGGAGCAGATGGATCTGCTACAATATCTGCAGCAGTTGCAAGCATAAAATCTTCACCAACAATTTTGTGTCCCTCATTGGTCATACGAAGAGAACCAACACCACGAGAGGAAACTCCAAGAGTTACTCCTTCACCAATAAGTGAAGATGCAATTTTTCCCATTGGAGTGGAAAGAAGTTGTGCTTTACCTCTAAAATTATTTCCTTCACGAACAAGGGAAAGAATTTTATGAGAAACTCGATCAAGGTTTATTGTAGGACCATCAGGATGGCCTAATTCCCCAAGAGCACGACCTTTCTGAATGAATGATTCATTGTATCTATTGACTTCTTTTTCCAAAATAGAAACTGGATACATTCTTCCATTTCTATTAACAGTTTCACCCTGAAGAAATGTTCCCTCAATATAAAACTTTTTTGCAGAACCTTTTCCTTCAGTGATAAATTCTACTTTTTGTATTTCTTCTGTAATAAGTTTCATTTCTTTTAGTTTGTAAAACCTACTTTTGTTACTTTTAATGCTGAAGCAGACCAAATAACATCGTTTGGTGCTTTTTCTAAAAATTCTACTGTTGAATCAGGAACAGTAAAAAAAATAGATGATGCTGCACCAACAAAAGTAGAAACAGCAACAATAACTGATCCTCCAGTATCGTTACATATTCTTACACAAGTTGCTTGTGATATACTTGAAGCAGCCCCTGCAGTAGTTGGAGAAGATACTTCAGTACTTAAAACTTTGGTTCTTTGCATTATTCTTCCTCATCGGAAAAATCTTCCTCATTTTCATCTTCAAATTCTGACTCATTTTCACCAAAAAGACTTGATGAAACATATGGTCTTGCAGCATCTATACTTTCTGCACTCTTTGAAAAAAGAATTTCTTTAATTTTGTCGGATATTTTTGTTGGTGATTCATCAGAAACCATCATATCTACTAATTCGTCCATTTTAATAAAATATAACAACTATATATTATTTATATTTCTCCACCTTTAGGCATTTCAGCCTGAGTAGAATCTCCATCTTTTTCAATATCTGGTTCCATAATTGGTTTCCCTAGATCAAATCCATTAGAACCAGTTTCTCCAGTCATATCCATTTTCTGATTTGGGTCTGAAATAATACCTTCTTTTATTTCTTTTTCTATTTGTTTATCTATTTCAATCATTTCTGTATCTGATTGTCTTAATACCTTTTCTCTTACATATTTTGCAGAAAAATATCTACCAATGTATGGTTCCATTGCAGCAACAACTCCAAGTTGGTCATTTAGTAATTCATTTTCTTTCAAATTTGAAAAATGATTATCATAAACATAATCATATTGAATATGTTCTTTTAATTTTTCCCAGTCTTCTGGAGTTACTATATTTTTTAATATAAGTTGAGTTTTTAACATATCATTAAAAACTTCAGAAAATCTTTTTCTAAGTCTTCCAACAAACTTAGTGAATTTTAGTTCATCTCTTAAAATTTCTGAAGAACGTCCAAGGTTAAATCCACCACCACCAACATCAATTCTACTAGATGGAACATTTAAAGATTTGTAAAGTTTTTTCTGAAAATACTCAATATCTGCTAATTCTCCGAGATTTTGGCCGCCAGGTAATGTTGTAATTTCTGTTCCTCTTCCTCCTTCACGTCTAGGAAGCCAAAAATCTTCTAACATCGCCATATATTTTTTATCATCACGAATTTCTCCCGTATCTGCGTTATAGACTAACTTATTTCTATAACGATTCATAACATCACGAAGATATTGCTCCGCCTTAATTTTGGGAAGATTACCAACATCAATGTAGAAAATTCTACGCTCAGGAGCTCTGGACAATCTATAGATAACTAGAGAATCCTCAATCATACGAAGTTGATTGAGTGCTTTAATTGCTTTATGTAAGTATGATAAAACAGTTTGCCTATTTCTATCTACAAGACCAGAAGTTACATAAGTTATAGAATCTTTTGTTAATTTAACTGTTTTTTTACTTTTAGAAAAAGTTGCACCAATATTAACAGTTGGACTTGGATCATAAAGATAGTATTCTTCAATATCTGGATGATCGTAATTTTCAATACTATTAGATAATTTATTAGATATAAAATATTTTTGATCTAATTTATCTTTTTCTACTTTTCTAATAAATTTAATTTTTAGTGGGTCAATATATCTTATATCTTGAATTCCAGATGATGGATCTTTTAAATCAATTACTTTGTGATAATAAATTCTACCATCAACATACCAGTTTCTAAAAATTTCGTGGGACTTTCTATCAAAGTCCATAATTTCTTTTATTGTCTTAAATTCTTCTCTTATTATACTTTTTAATTTGTCTGTAGCAGGTAAATTTGAAAGTTCTATTTCTACTGGAGAATCATTTAAATCTGATACTATTGCTTCATTTACAACGTCTTCTATAGCACTATCACACTCCGGATGGAGTGACATTTCTCTATATCTTCTTACTAATTCTTGTTCGTTTTTATATACTCCTTCAATATCAACATATTGGCCAAAAAAACCACTTTCTACATAAAAATTTGATTTATCTTCATCATTGGGAGGAACTGGAGATATAAAATCTTTTTTGGATTTATCATCTCCAGTTTTTTGTATTTTAAAACCAAATAATTTAGCCATCAATAAAATAATAAACTTTCTACTATTTATGCTGTTTGATTTGTACCAAGTTGAGTAGATCCATTAGAATCAAGAGCATCCCACCACTGAACTTGAAGATCTACAGTAAATTCTTCAATTGTATCAGCAAGATCATAAGAAATATCAATAGCACTTACTGCTGTTGGGAAAACACCATAAAACTTATACTGCTTAAGAACTGGTAAATCAGTATCTGATGTTGGTGATGCTCCATTAGTTTGAGCTCTACCAAGTTGTCTTACGAAAACATCTTGTTGATAATCATTTGGATTTGTTTTACCTGCATTATCTTCGTGCTTATTAATTAAATTCATCCATCTTTCAAATGCAGTTCTTATCGAAAAATCAGTGTCATTAATGACAGTGATTGTCCAAGGATCAAAAGTTCTGTCCCCAGCAATCTTTAAATTTCTTCCTCTAAATGGAACACTAATTACATTAATATTAGAAGCTGGAAGGTTTGCAGACTTTACTAAAAATCTAGTTTTGTCGGAAATTTGATCTTTTGTTACTCCTGCAGAAAATACATCATCTGGAAAAAATAATTCACATTCAAATAGATTTGATCTTGCCCCACCTCCAATCATTTTACCTTTAAAGGTATCTAATGTTCTTTGATTTGTTTTTATTGGGTTGATGTTAGCCATTTTGGATTACCTCTAGGAATTAAACGTTTCCAACAACTTCTTCAAAACTTACTCCTGTACGAGTTGCGACAAAGGTAAGTCCTATGAAGTTAATGGATCTTGCAGGTTTAACAAAAATATCAGCTCTAAATTGATTAGAGTCAATAATATCTGCAGTATTATTTGTTTCATCACAAATTACTAAGAAATCGGTAATACCTCTTTTTGATTTAATGTCACGAAGATATGGTTCAATAATATTAATAAAGTTTGTTCTTGTTATTACATCATTAAATTCAAATAACTGTGCTCTTGCTGCTCTTTCAACTGTAGATTCAATTGTTAAGAATAAACGACGAACGTTGATTCTATCAAATGCAGATGTATAGCCAAGAGCTGTTTTGTCTCCAAATAAAATAATTCCAGAACCAGGTGAGAATATAATAGGATTAATTCTCTTTGGATATAAAAGATCTCTTTGTCCTTGTGAAGGATTATATGCTAGTTTTATTGCCCCATTTATTGCTCCTCTTGCAGAACCTGCAGGGGAAAACCAAGAGAATTGATTTATTGATGTTCTAGCCATTAGACCTGCAATATCAGCATTGCAGGGAATATATCTAAACTCATTATTAAATCTATCAAATGTGTATTTGTATCCAGTATCAAAAACTGCATAAGAAGAAGATGTTAGAGGATCAAAGAAACTAATAACATTTGTAGTTTGAGTATCAGAATTTGTTACATTTACTACCCCTTGTCTGTAAGGAGAAATGCAAGCAATGCAATCTTTTCTTTCATTTGCAATTTCAATTAACTTATTAGCTTTTGCTTGTGCATCATAAATAGCATTTCCGCCAGAAGGACCATTAATCAAGAAATTAATTTGATATTCTGTTGGATTTCTTACATACTCATAAGATGATAGTACATCTGAATTACTAGCAGAATAACCACCAGAAGAAGTATAATTTTCACCACCTTTTAAAATATAAATTTGATTTCCTAAAACAGAAAAAGTAACATTTTGTGCATTTTGTCCCCAGTTTCCAACACCAGTTTTTGTAAATGCAAAACTTGAAGAAGTACCGACAATTCCAGAGGACTTACCAGTTGAAGCATATCCAGCGAAAACATATTCAGAATTTCTTGCAATATAATCTTTATAATAAACAGATTCTGATGGTGAAAGTTTTCCATCTAAAGATTTAGATAGATATGTATGCTTTTCTACGATATTTCCAGAAATTCCAGTTACTGATCCAGTATCATCTACAACGACAATGTGAATTTCATCATTTTTAGAATTTCTTTGAGATGCATACTCTGATGTTTTTGGTTTTTCTGCAATAGATTTCCAATATATTGTAGTGTTTGTTAATCCTAGAGTTTGTTGATTGTACCAATCTCTAATAACAACTGAAGAAGAACCAATAGTTGATATTCCTAATCCAGAAGTTGTTACAACTCCAATTGGATTTGAGATTGAAGTTGTGCTTGTACTTCTAGTAAATGTGAAAGTTGTTGTTCCTATTCCAGCAGTAATTGTCTTATCAACATAAATTGTACTTGCACCAATAGATACAACAGTTGTTCCAGCAGAAACACTTGTTCCAGAAACTATGTCTCCAAGTTGAATTCCTGTGGTAACAATTCCAGTAATTGAAACGTCATATATTTCACTAAGGAAACCAGATGTTGTAGCAACCCCAACAGTGGTTGTTGATGAAGTTACCTCTGGAACTTTAAATTCATATGCACCACCTTCAATATAATCAGTAGAATATGAAGTTCCTGCTGTAGATACTCTATCAGTAACTTTTACATATATTTCACTTACACCAACTCCAGTAATAATACCTCTAATAAATCCTTCAGACGAAGATGTAGTTCCGGAACCAGCAACAACTCTTCCGCTAATTGATTGTGTTACTCCCAAACCAACAGATAATCCAGTAGTAGAAATACCAGATATTGTTTGGTCTGCAAAATTATCAATAACACATACTTTTAATTCATTTGCCCATCTTCCTGGATTTTTTGCAGAATAATACCAATCAGTTGATGTTCGGTGATTATTTACGTAATCTTCGTAAGAATTAATTTGAACAGTAGTTGAAGATGATGCAACTCCGGAGTTTGCATTATTAAGAGTATCTCCATCACATCTAATAACTCTTAAAATACCACCATAAGAGAGAAAGGATGATGCACTCATCCAATATTCGTATTGTGCATCTGTAGATATTGGTTTTCCGAAAACTCTTAATAAATCTTGCTCATTTTCTATCAAAATTGGAGAATTGATAGGCCCCTTTTCAAATGGGCCAGCAATTGCACCGATTTGCTCATTAGATGCAGTTACTCCTCCAATTGTTAAGTCAACTTCTCTTGTTTTGACTCCCGGAGATACTAAATTTAGCGACATGTCTTTCCCTCTAAAGAAGTTTCATTTAGTCTAATATTATTTATAAAATACTATTTTTATCTATATTCCCACATGTAAGAAACATCTCCGTATTCATCAGTAAACCATCTGTCTCCATCCATATCAACAAACGTTCTTTCCTCATCCATTCCATCAACGATAAATCCAAATGGAGACATATCTTGTTCTATTTGTTCTTTTTGGTCCTCATATATTCTTTTTCTTACATCATTATCGGTCATTTCTTTGAAATAATCTTGAACAATTAACCAAGAAAATATGACCAAACACATAACAAGGTCGTCATTGCAACCCTCTTCTGCTTCAAATGAATGATTTTTTTGAATAAAAGTAGTAAGCTCACTAATAATTTCATAATCATTGAAGATTAGCTTATCATCTTCAATTATTGTTTTTAAATTTGAACATCCAATTTTTTTAACAGTCTTTGACATTTTTACTCCAAGTTGGGTTTTTTTACCAGAAAACCCTTGACCAACAAGTTGTCCAGCTCTTCCCCTCATAGCACACATTAAAATATTATCATATTCTAAATCAAAATGAAGAATGCTAGTTACTTGTTCACCTATATCATTTACTTCTGCTAAAACAAATGCTTTATGATATGCATTAGCAACATCCATTATTATATTTGGAAAAAGCATTGGTTTTATTTCATTGTTTCTATATTTTGCTACTATTTTATAAGGAAATGATGAAATATCAAATACAATAAAAGCAGAATAGTCGTTATTTGTTCCTCTAGAAACATCTACAGTCATGATGTAAGTATGATCATCCATTGGATTTTCATATACATCCAAACCAGCATTTTTTCTTAATGGTTCATCATACACTAAAGATTTTAATTTTGATGGATTTATTAAAGTTCCTACAGACCCAAGAAATTCACATTCAAATTCTACCTGAAATTGTTGTTCGCTTGTATTTTCTATGGTTTGTTTTTTCCATTCTTCATCCCTTCCTGGAACTTCAGACCAATGAACATCTGTTGGAATATATTGATTCTTTTTTCTTTCTGCATCATGCCAAATTTTATAAAAATGATTCATCCCGTGTGGGGTTGAAACAATTATTAGTTTTGTAGATTGTCCAGATGATATTGTCGGATAAACTGAGCTAAAAAATTCATCAGCAATATGATTTGGTACAAATGCAAACTCATCAAGAAATATTACATTATAAGATCCACCACGAACTGCAGAAGCTGAAGTAGATGCTGCTAATATTCTTGATCCATTTTCTAACTCTAAAGACCCTTTATTCCATATTAAAACACCTTGCTGCATCCACTTTGGTAAATTTTCATAAGCTAATTGAAGTCTTCCAAGAAGGTCTCTAGCAGTAGATGCTTTATTAGCAAGAATCGCAATATTGACATTATCATTAAATAGCGCATAATGTAACAAATAAGCAACGACAGTGGTAGATTTACCAGACTGTCGGGGCATTTTACAAATGTTGAATCTGTGATCATGGAAATTATTGATAAGTTTTTCTTGGAACTTATACATTTTAAATGGCACTAAACCATGATCAAGCGAAACAATTTTTATATAATTTTTGGCAAAATATACAGGATCATTCTTACATAATATAAATTGTTTTATTTGTTCTTCTGTAAATTCTATGGGGGTATTTGCTTTTTTAAGCAAAGGGTTCCCAAGATACTGATCACTACTCATATTTATTTTCCTTAACCAAATCTAAACTAAAATTATTTAAGTCCGTTAGCATCTCCAGTAAAAAGTAATGGTTTAGTTGGATCCTGTGCTGATGGGTAATAATATAAAACTATAGATCCAGGATAAATTTTATTAATTTCTTTTCTTACTTCTTCTTTTGTTGGTCTAGTAAATTGTTGAAAAAACATCTGAGATGTTATATTTTTTCCTCTCCAATTCAAAATTATTGTATATGTAGTTCCACGAGTTTGAATTCTTAAATATTTTTCATCTATATTTATTTCCTCATTTGCGGGATATGGCATTGTTATATTATAATCTTTTTTTGAACTAATTATCTCTGCTGGTAAAGAAAACATATCCCAATATCTTGAACCGTATTTACATTCACTTCTTTTTTCAAGTTTTTCGCATTTTGGGCAATATCTATCTGGTCTTTCTCGAATTGGAGTATGCCAATCACCATCAAGCGAATTGGTGCTTTCGGATTTTGTTCCCCAATTTGCTGCGCCAACTTTACGGCATTTAACAAGAGCACCAGAAGCATAAGCACTTGGCCAAATTTTGTAACGAGATTTTACTTTATGGTAGCAAGCATCCTTTTCTTCATTGGTTACATAATCTGCAGCAGTATCTATATAATCCGCTGCTTTAGTTATTTTTGATTGTACCCAAGATCTCAAATTACCCTCACCAGATTTACCCATTTTTTTCTTGAGACGCTTACTTGCATTGTCAATTGTTTTCAATTCAGAACGAGCCATAGAGTACTCATGATCTTTCTTTTCTTCAGTTGCTACAAATTTTGCTTTTCCTGATCTTTCTGGGTTTGGATCTTTTTTTCTTTTTCTTCTTGCTGCAGAATCTTCTTCTTCTTTACTCATTTCTGAAGCCATTTTTGAACTACCACATTTTGGCTTTGTGGTTTGTCCTGGTTGTTTAGCGCAAGGTTTTCCTGCATACTTTCCTCCTAGTTGCACCCAACCAGGAGTTCCATCCGAAGATTTACTTTTAGAAAACCAATCATGAAGAGAATAATCTCCAGATTTTCTTGCTTCTAATAAAAAAGACTTAAAAGTTTTCATTTTTTCTTTTTTAAACTATTTAGAATTATCTGAAGATGGGAGTCCATTTTTTAAAAGTTTTTGAAGTTCTGCTGTTGATCCAACAAAAAGAGCATTTGTGACGTTTTTTGGATTGTTTGAATCTTCTTTTTTCAATTCTTTCATTTTTTGGTGTATATCCATTAATTTATCAGTAGAATCTGCAACATTTTTTATTAATTGTCCAAATACTTCATAAGCTCTTGGTTGTTGACCATCTTGTGCAAGTTCCAATAAACTAGATGCAGCCTCTTGACCTTTTTCAATTAAACTATAAAGTGTTCCCCTAACATATTCATAATCAATTTCCGGTTCTTCTTTATTTTTTAAATTTTCAATTTTTTTAATTTCTTTTTTTGTATCTTTAATAATTTCTTTTACTACTGAAGTTGGTTCAATATCTAAAGTTTCATTTATTTTTTCAAAATCTTTGTTCATATATCAATATCCCTACTCGGACTATATATTTTTCCATCATTAAAATCATAACGATATTCACTAAAACCAAAATCATCACCGGGAATCAACAAATCATCATCAGATTCATTTATAACATTTATAATTGAATCATTAGGATGAAAATCTGGAAATGTATTATATTGAGATCTTTCTACTAATAATCTATTATTTTCAATTTTTTTAACAAATAAAACTTCATTATCTATTTGTATATAAGAATTGGGACTTATTGAACTGCTATTTTGAACTAATATAAAAGAATCTTCTTTATTTACTTCTTTGGTTAATATTGTAGATGAATCATTATTATAATCTTTTATGGCTTTTGGCTCAGAAATGTATCTTTTTTGTCTAGATGCGTTTACAGTATTATTATTACTATAATAATCAACCTGCACTTTTTTAATGAGTCCTTCAGAATCATTAGAAATTGGACCAAAGAGATAAGATTTTGCAGTAAATCTTAGTGTATAAATTAGTGCCCTTCTCGTTTGAAAAGATCCCTCATATTCATCATTGAATGATATGCTATTAAGAACTATTGGAATATCTCTTTTTTCTCCAATTGAATCTACTAAGTTTACAGTCACATTAAAAGAAGGTTGAAAAAATGGTAATATTTGTTCTATAATTTGTAATGCATCATCATTCAATTTACTAAAAATATTAAGCTCAAATCCAATATTATATGGAACTGGCATAAAAACTTTTTTTAAATTACTTCCATCAGATGCTTTAAAAGTTTGGGTAACTCCAGTTTTTCTACTTTGGTCATATTGTATATTAATCATTTCAAAAGACATTCTTGGAAGAGTAGTTGCAATTGGTTTTGTCAACTGTTCTTGTTCTTGTATCTTTGCCAAAAACTTTTGCATTGGACCATAAGAAATACCTACTTTTGTTTCGTCCAATATACTTCCATCACTTTTAGTGTGTCTTATGTAAATATTATTAAACAAAGTTCCAAAAGAAATAATTGTTTTTCTTATTATTTCGTGATAAAAGTAAGTTCCTAACATTAATACTCTCCAAATGGATTAGATTCTGAAAAATCTAATATACTATCTGCTTGTGTCTCAATTTCTTCATTGGTATCATATGGATTATCATAACTTTCCAAATCGTGAGACTTAACTACATATTTAGAATTGGAAATAGATCCCACAATAATTTCACCAGCACTAAACTTACCAGTATTTAGTGATACTCTAAGATTGACTATTGGATTTATAGTATTAAAAGTAAAATCTCTTCTAAAATTTTTAACTCTTGCAGTTACTCCGGATGTTTGTCCGATAACTTCTTCATTGTAAATAAATGTTCCAATTCCAATAGTAGAAAATCCAGTAAATGATACTTCAGGTGCTTGGGTATAACCTATTCCAGGTTTTATAATTCTTAAATAATCAATTTCATTATCAGTATTTATTCCTGCAATTCCTGTTGCAGTAACTCCAACTCCAGGACCATCAATAATAACTTCAGGAACAGTTGCATATCCAGTTCCAGGATTTGTAATATTAAGAGAACTAACACTAAATTGAGTTCCCCCAATAGAGCAAGTAGCTGCTGCTCCAGTTCCATTACCACCAGAAAATGTAATTGTTGGTGGCGTTGTATAACCAGAACCTGCATTAATTAATTCAATTCTTTCAATAGATTGCACGTTCCCTTTTGTTGTAGTTATTGCAACAGCTGTAGCAGTAATTCCAGTTGGAGATTCTGAAAAAGTAACTGTAGGTTGTGAAGCATATCCACTTCCATCATTATTTAAAAATATTTCACTAACTGATCCGCTTCTTATAACTGCAGATGCAGTAGCAGTAACAGCAAGACCTGTGAGGACTAATGTTGTAATATATCCTTCATCTTCAACAGTATTATCAACTTCTTCTATTGCAGTATCAATAAGTTCATTTTCATATTCATAAAGTTCGCAGCTTAGTTCATATACATAATTTTTCCCCAATTGGTAGAATGGTTTTTCTGATTCAACTCTTTTAATTTCAAAAAGTCTTTCTCCAAGTGGGAAATAAATTAAATCTCCTTCTTTTGGGCGGGTAATTAAATCTGCAAAATTATAATCTAAAATTACACCATCTCTAATTCCAGAACTTATTCCTTCCAAAAATGGTACAATAAATTCTTCATATCTCTCCCTAGATATTATTAAATTTACTTCATTTTTAAGTCTAAGTCCAAATTTAGTCATTATATCACTATCTGGAGAATATCCATCATAGTTATTAACATATGCTTCTATTAAAAAAGAATCATCAAATTTAGATGATTGTATTTCTCGGATAATATCATCTGTTTTAAAAATTTTTCTTGGCAGATAATAAACTTCTACTCCATAAATTTTTAATTGCTCATTGATAAGATCTTGAACAAGAAATTGTTCATTTGTGGATCCCTGTAGAAAAAATGGATTTAATGTCATTTTTATTATCCAATCATATCAAGAGGAGGAATTTCGTATTCTAAAGACATTCTTTGTTTAATATCTTCAAGTTCTTTTTCACCATCTTCATACATTTGTCTGCCATTTAATTCAATTCCACCAGGAAGCTTTACTCCTTGAAACTTTATTAAATTTTGCCCCCATTGTTTTTTAATTAATGCCGTTAAATATTTTTTAACAAAACTATCACTATAAACTTTAGAAAAATCAGATGGATCCAATGCTCTATAACAATCAATAACAAAAAAAGTATCTGCAGTTTCTGAAGACCAGTCAATATCCAAGTAAAGCCTATTTTGTCTCTTATTGAATCTTATTTGTTTATCTGTTGTTAATAAAAAGTTAATATCTTCAAGATATGATTTTACCATAGAATATTGTAATAGTTCTACAGAATTGAAATAATAAAGATCATTTAAAAATAATTGATATTTTATATTAAACATTCCTCCTGAAATTGAACTAGTATCAATCTTAAATATTTTTTCAATACCAATAACAGAATCTGGAACCTGGATATAGTTTGAAGATTCGTAAAAATTAAAAGTTGTTGTACCATATCCAGGAATGCTGGAAGATCCTGTAGTTGTTACTATTCCAACACCATCAGTTCCACCTGCTTTACCTCTATCAATATCATCTTGAGTTATTTTATATTTTAAGTACATTCTTTCAACGCCATCATAATGCCTTTCATTAAAATATTGCAATGCATCATCAACTAAATCATCAATTTGCTCATCTGCAACATTAATTTCTAGTACAGGTGCTCCCAATTTTCTTAAACAATAATCTATTAATTCTTGTCTGGTAGTTGGTTTTGCCATTAGAATTCTCCTCCATCAATAACCGATGTCCAAGTAGGTATTCCTACTGCATTAGTTGTAAGAATAAAATATGTTTCAGTTAATGCATTTTCAGTACTTGCTGCCCCAATCAATCTTCCAGTATTATCAAAATATGCAATGCCATTTGGACCATTATAATCATTAGAATCGTAGTATAGTCCTTCAGTTACTGATGCAAATCCAGTTATTTTTACATCACCATTAATATCTAGATTATTTGTAAATGTAGAAACTCCAGATACAAATAAATTGTTTGTTGTTACTAATCCAGAAAATCTAGCATCTCTCCATCTTTTTGAATCTATACCAATATCATATGTTGCATCATCATTTGGATTTAGATTTGATATAAATTCACCACCAATATTAATATCATCTCCTATTGAATCACCTATGCTTATTGTTCCACCCCTAAAAGTGGCAACTCCAATAAATTCAGATGTTCCTTCTACATATAAATTTTTACCGACAAAAAGATCTCCTCCAGTAGTAGTAATTCCACCAGCAGAGGCAAGAGTTGAAACACCACTTATATTTAAAGACTCTGCTGTTAATGGTCCCAAAATTCTAATAGATGGTGTTGTAATTCCATCCGTAGAACTTACAGTTACTCCA